GCTCGATGTTGATTTCCCAAGTTGGGGAAACACAGAAATTTATGTTAAGACAATATCTAAAGGTTATCTCTTACCAGGAGAAAAACCAAAAGATGCGTATTGGAGAGTTGCAACCACTGTTGCGAAAAGATTAGGTAAACCAAATTTAGCAACTAAATTCTTTGATTATATTTGGAAGGGTTGGTTATGTTTGGCAACACCTGTATTATCTAACACAGGTACGGACAGAGGTTTACCAATCTCTTGTTTTGGTATTGATGTTGGTGATAGTATTTTTGAAATTGGAAATAAGAACCTTGAATTAATGTTATTAGCAAAACACGGAGGTGGTGTCGGTATTGGTATCAATATGATTAGACCGGCCGGTGCTAAGATTACAAATAACGGAACTTCAGATGGCGTTATTCCATTTATAAAAATTTATGATTCAACAATTCTTGCAACTAATCAAGGTTCAGTAAGAAGAGGAGCCGCTTCTGTTAATATTAAAATTGACCACAAAGACTTTGAAGACTTTTTAGAAATCAGAGAACCAAAGGGAGACGTGAATCGTCAATCATTAAACCTACACCAATGTGTTGTGGTTAGTGATAAATTCATGAAAAAATTAGAAGAAGGTGATCAAGAGGCAAGAAGAAAATGGGGTAAGTTACTTCAGAAGAGAAAAGCGACTGGTGAACCTTACATCATGTACAAGGGTAATGTTAATAAACAAAATCCTGAAATGTATAAGAAGAACGGATTGAAAGTACATATGACAAACATTTGTTCTGAAATCGTTTTACATACAGACGAATCACATTCATTTGTTTGTTGTTTAAGTTCTTTAAACTTGGCAAAATACGATGAATGGAAGGATACTGATTTGGTTTATACATCAACAATATTCTTAGATGGTGTATTAGAAGAGTTTATCCAAAGAGCTAAAAACTTAAGAGGATTTGATAATGCAGTACGTTCAGCGGAAAGAGGTAGAGCACTTGGATTAGGTGTTTTAGGTTGGCACACTTACTTACAACAAAAAGGTGTTCCATTTGAAGGGTTGACCGCACAATTTGAAACTCGTAAGATTTTCTCCCAAATTAAAATCGAATCTGAAAGAGCAAGTAGAGATTTGGCAAAAGAATTTGGTGAACCATTATGGTGTAAAGAAAGTGGGTTTAGAAATACTCACCTAAGAGCAGTTGCACCAACAGTATCAAACTCTAAGTTGAGTGGTAACGTAAGTAGTGGTATTGAACCATGGGCGGCAAACGTGTTTACCGAACAAACTTCAAAAGGTACATTCATTAGAAAGAACCCTGAATTAGAAAGAGTACTTCGTAAAATTGGTAAAAACACAAAAGAAGTTTGGGACCAAATTTTGGCAGACGGAGGTTCAGTACAAGGATTGGATTTCTTAAACGAATGGTGTTTTGTCGATGCTAAGGTAATTGAATGTAGTGAAGTAAAAGAAGAAGATAAACACAAAATATCATCAGTTAAAGAGGTGTTTAAAACATTTAAAGAAATTAATCAATTAGATTTAGTTAGACAAGCTGGTGTGAGACAACAATACATCGACCAAGCTGTTTCATTGAATTTAGCTTTTCCAGCAATTGCAGATCCAAAATGGATAAATCAGGTACACTTAGAAGCTTGGAAACAAGGTGTAAAAACTTTGTATTATATGAGAACTGAATCCGTTTTAAGAGGTGATATTGCAGCACAAGCGATGGATCCTGATTGTGTTAGCTGTGAAGCTTAAAATTAATGGGTGACTCCCTCAAAGTACTACTGTCGTCAAGGCGTACCTTGAGCACCCAGGTCTCGAGAATACAGGGGGTGAATATCAAGACACTACTATTGAACCCAACTTCGGTTGGGTTTTTTATTTATTACCATTTTATATTAGTTTATATTTATTGTTATGGCAGTGACATATGGTATAGATTATCCATTTAGAGATAGTAACAAGGGTGATTATCTCAAAATGACCGAAACACCTGAAAGAGAAGTTAGGGCAAACCTAATACACCTTCTTTTAACAAGAAAGGGTACGAGGTATTATTTACCTGATTTTGGTACAAGAATCTATGAATATATTTTTGAACAAAATGATGTAGTTAGTTTTAATTTAATAGAGGAGGAAATTAGAGACGGTGTTAAAAAGTACATACCTAATTTAGATATAAACTCAATAAAAATAAACTCAGCAGAAAACGACCCTGAAGAAGAAAGAATGTTTACACAAGATGAAGACGAAAGATTATTTAGAGTATCGGACGCATCGAGTAAACCATATACTGCCAAAGTAAGAATTGATTACACAGTTAATAACGGAGCATTTTCATCTTCGGACTTTATAATTATCAATATATAATATGTCAAAGAAAATAACATACGCAACAAGAGATTTTGCGGGATTGAGAGAAGAATTGGTTAATCTAACCAAACAATATTATCCTGATTTAGTAAAGAACACTAATGACGCATCAATCTTTTCTGTTTTATTAGATTTAAATGCTGCGGTTGCGGATAATTTACATTTTCACATTGACAGAGTTTGGCAAGAAACAATATTAGATTTCGCACAACAAAGACAATCGTTATTTCATATTGCAAAAACATACGGTTTAAGAATACCGGGTAACAGACCATCAGTTGCATTATGTGATTTTTCAATAAATGTTCCCGTAAGTGGTGATAAAGAAAAAACTGAATATTTGGGTTTATTAAGAGCGGGGGCACAAGTATCAGGTGGAGGTCAAATTTTTGAAACGGTAGAGGACATAGATTTTTCAAACCCATTCAATAGTAAAGGAGAACCAAACAGATTAAAAATACCAAATTTCGACGGTAATAATAAATTAATATCATACACAATTACAAAAAGAGAAGCGGTTGTAAATGGTGTAACCAGAGTTTTCAGAAAAGTTATCACAGATGTTGATCAAAAACCATTCTTGAAAATGTACTTACCTGAACAAAACGTATTAGGTGTTACATCTGTTATACATAAAGAAGGAACAACATTTGGTGCAAACCCAACCTTAGCTGAGTTTTCGTCAGTTGCAAATAAATGGTATGAAGTTAAATCTCTAATGGAGAACAAAGTGTTTATACCCGATTCAACAAAAGTTTCAGACAGAGAAAACTTTAAGGCAGGTACATACATTGATGTAAGTAATAAATTTATTACAGAATACACACCTGAGGGTTATTTTTCATTAACATTTGGTTCAGGTACAGTAAATCCTTTAGACAATCTTGACAATTATATGTCAGGAACTTTAAAAGTAAATCTTGCAACATATCTTAATAACCTATCATTGGGTGCAATTCCAAAGTCAAACACAACGTTGTTTGTAAAATATAGAATTGGTGGTGGTAAAGACAGTAATTTAGGTGTTAATATCATTACAAATGTTGATAATGTTGATTTCAATGTTAATGGACCTGTTGCAACAGTAAACACACAAGTAATTCAATCATTAAGAGTTACAAACGTAACTCCGGCTATCGGTGGTGCAGACCAACCGACTATTGAAGAAATTAGAAATATGGTTGCATACAATTTCGCAGCACAAAATAGAGCAGTAACATTAAATGATTACAAATCTATGATTGAAAATATGCCGTCTACATTCGGAGCACCCGCAAAGGTTAACGTAATGGAGGAGGACAATAAGGTTAAAATAAAATTAACTTCATATGACGAAAGAGGTAATCTAACAAATGTTGTTTCTAACACATTAAAAAACAACATCATAGAATATCTTTCTGAATATAGAATGATTAATGACTACTTAGAAATTGAAAGTGGTGAAGTTATTGATGTTGGTTTAGAAGTTGACATCTTAGGAGATAAGAATGAAAGTGAAACCGAAATTGTAAGAACGGTAATTGAAAAGGCTATAGAGTATTTCTCAATAGAAAAGAGAAAAATGGGTGACCCATTATTTGTGGGTGAATTATTTAAAGAAATCGGTACAGTTGCCGGTGTTGTTAGTGTTGTTGATATCAGAATATACGGTAAAATTGGTGGTGAATATTCCACAAACGAAGCATCTGTTGGATATGTAAATGAAGCAACAAAACAAATCGTTCAATCCGATATGACTGTATTCATGAAATCAAATCAAATATTCCAAATTAGATTCCCAAATAAAGATATAAAAGTAAGGGTAAAACCTTTGGTTTCCACTACATTCTAATTTGAAATTTTCTTATATTAAAATGGAAAATCTCATTGTTTCTATTTATTATAAGAATGGCACAAAAGCATAGAATATCTACAAATATTGGTAAAGATCAAGTAATAAGAGTTGAATTAAAACAAGATTTTGATTTACTCGAAATACTTTCATTAAAATTTACACAAAAGGACGTATACACTTCACTTTGTGCAGATTATGGTGTTGTTGTTGGTAGGATTAGTGTAAACGATGGATTCGGTGTACCAAACACAAGAGTTTCTATTTTTATACCCTTAGATGAGGTAGATGAGAACGACCCCCTAATATCTGAATTATATCCATATAAATCTGTCTCAGATAGAGATGAGAGTGGATATAAGTACAATCTTTTACCATCAAGACAACAACATAGTGGACATTCACCAACCGGTACATTTCCCGACCAAGAAGACATTCTCAATAGAGAAGAATACTTAGAAATTTATGAGAAGTATTATAAGTTCACCGTAAAAACAAACGAATCGGGTGACTTTATGATTTGGGGAGTACCACTCGGTACACAAACATTACATGTGGACGTTGACTTATCTGATATTGGATGTCAGTCAATGGTACCATATGATTTTATATACGAGGGTGTTTCAGAAGAAAAATTTGAAAACAAATACACATACATGTCTTCTGAAAATTTAGACACTTTACCACAGATTATTTCATTTGATAAAACAATAGAGGTTTATCCGTTTTGGGGTAATGAAGATTTATGTGAAATTGGTATTACAAGATCTGATTTTGATTTAGGTACAAGAGGAGTTAGATTAGAACCATATGCAATTATGATGGGTGGAACCTTTACTGACTCCGGTAAAGATGCACTAAGGGTAAATTGTAATGTCGATAATCAAATGGGTGAGAAATGTCGATTAACAACATATAAAGGTGATATTGAATCAATTAGATTTACAGGTGAATACGAAAAAGACTCAAATGGTATTCCACAGATAAATCGACCAATACTTGAAAAATTTGCAATTGACAGTACAATAGATGAAAATGGTGTGTTCTTTTTTAGAGTACCAATGAACACCGATTATTATATTACAAATGAATTTGGTGAATCGGTTTTATCAAAAGAAAGGAAGGGGATACCAACAGAAGGAATATATAGATTTAGATTCTCTTTAAGTGATGATACGGGAGAAAGAAACAGATTCACTGGTAAGTTTTTAGTACCTAACATTAGAGAAGTTCATAGTGGGGACACTTTAAATCGTGGTCGACAATCTACCATTAATAAAAAATCATACGCATTCTCAACCAATATAGATGATTATCCCCAAGAGATGATTCCATACATAACTGGAACGGATAGTCAAAGTGTTAGTGAAGGTAAGATAGGTGTTCCACAAGACTATTTTTACAAGTTTAGATATAATAGAGTATACACAGTAACTCAATATCTAAACAAATATGATAAAAAAAGTGCTTTAGAATCGACATTTAGTTTTTTCACTAAAGATAGGAGAGAATCATTTATCGGTATTAAGGAAATTTGGCCATCAGAAAAAGATGATTGTGCACAAACAAACAATTACTTTCCAATCAACGAAGCAGTAAGAAATCATAGATTTAATTTCTTTATAATTGGTTTCATTATTTTATTGGAACAGATTTTAAACACAATTATTCTTTTTATTAAAGAGTTTGTTTTGGGGGTATTATTTGATTTGGCAGACACTATTCAAGGGTTACCACTTAAAGATATTAAAGTAGCGGGAAATAACCTAATGGTTTTCACTAAAAGGTTACAATTTAGATGGATTAGTAGATTTAGTTTAGTTACTTATCCAGATTGTGAGAAATGTTCAGAAGACAATGAAGATGAACCAACAGATTTTGCCGTTCAAGGAGTTGATATTCGTGATGTAAGGAGTGGAACTATTGGTACTGTCGTGTTTTCAAATCAAACAATGGTTGAGAATTATCAAACATCTCTACCAAGTGGTTGTAATCAATATGAGGTAACTGAAACCACAAACGGAACAGGAACAACAATTAATTATAATTCATGTGGTAATGGAATTCAAACATATACTTTAAATGCGGGTGAAGTCGTAACAATATATGCAACAGCAACGCCCACAGCCACGAGTGGAAGTATTACTGTTGTAAATAATGGTAGTGCATCTGGACAATCTAATCTTGATGTTGATCTTTATTTTACAACCGTACAAAAAAATATATTGACGGGATCCACATTCAATGTTGGTCATACAATAGACGATCATAGATTTGTTTTGGAAGTTGAAATTGTTCCTTCGTCTATTGGTCAGTCAGACCCACAAGGATTAGGTATAACAGGACCTAATAGTCATTATTATTATTTTCAAGTTGGTAGAGGGGCTCCATTCCCAATTGACGATGGAGATTACTCTATTAATGGATTATATGGTGAGATTGCTCAGACAATTGCATTAATTTTTAATAAGAATATTGATGAAACAGAAGGTAATTCATGTCACACAACTCAAGGACAAGTTATTATCAAACGTTTAATATATATTGACACACCCGAACCTATTTCAGGTAATAATGGTCTTGAATCAGGTTGTTCAAAATATGACACAATCTATGATTCAGATGGATCAATGAATTTAGTTGCGTTAACCCTACCAACCGGTGACGGTATCCCTTTAAGTGGTGGTACCACAACTTATGGTAATTTAACAGGTTCACCATATAGTGTAGGTATGATTACATCAGACGACTTATCTTCTATTGGTTTTGATGGTGCAACATATTCAGGTGTACGTGATTTCTTAATTTCCAAGAACCAACTTAAAGAAAATTTAAGTGGTGGTACAAGTCCATTAACCAATCCATGGTTAAATAGAGGATCAAACCCGAATAGAATCCAATTATACCCTTGGCCAATATTCAATCAATTAGACAATAGTTACGATATTTCTTTTGGTGACGATGAAAATCCATGTGGGCCAAGACCACAG